TGGCACGCCGTAAGGCAATGGTTCGTCATATGGCAAATAAGGCGGTCAAATAATGGCTGGCTTCCTTGATAACTACGAAGACGTTGCAACACGAATCAAGCGTTTTTGGGAGACACACCCTTCAGGGCGTATCGAAAACAACATTGTTGAATTCAATGCTGAAAAGGGTTTCATTCTAGTTCAAACCCAAATCTTCAAAGAGTACGAAGACGGAAAGCCTTCAGCGATCGATTACGCATTTGGCAACGTAGCAACCTACAACGTACAAATGAAAAAGTTTTTTGTCGAAGATACAGTCACGTCCAGCATTGGACGTTGCATTGGTCTTTTGCTAGGAACGGACAAGCGTCCAACCCTTCAGGACATGCAAAAGGTTGAAACGATCAGCACCAGCGTTGCCAAATCTACGGCTGACGATTATGACCCGTGGTCAAAGAAATTTGGCGACGTGCCTAGTTACAAAACCGCAGCTGAAGCCGAACAGTCAGGCATTCCTTCATTGGGTTCATCAATGGACGAAATAGCCAAAACCCTGGGTGGGCAATTAGTCGAAGAAGCACCGCAATGCAGTCATGGTCACCGCATTTGGAAGCAAGCCCACGAAGGCGCACCAAAGAATTGGGGCGGGTATTTCTGCACTGAACGCACAAAGGCAACGCAGTGCGCGCCTGCCTGGTACGTACTTGCAAGCGACGGAAAATGGAAGCCCCAGGTATGAGCGACCTAATGGAAATCATTTATCCACAATCCATGACTGCAAAACTGCTGCAAAATGGTGAAGTGATCGCCGAATACAAAGTCGAGCAATGCGACGGGTGCGCTAAGTTGTTGAAACTTGACCCATTTGGCTACAAGATCGGACAGGCAGGCGAAAAACTTGCGTGGTTGTGCGGTGAATGTCGGTGAAAATGACATTGACCCGCGAAGAAGAAACCGTTTGCATGCTGGCAGCAGTCAAATTACAGGTGGACAATCGTAAATTCATGGACAACCCACAACGTCACCAAAAGGAAATGGGAACGTTTGAATACCTGGTTGAATCGGCTGAAGCAATTGGTAGCGAATGGGTTGTTGCAAAATACTTCGACCTTCCATTTAACCCGTATGAAAACAAATTCAAGACAAAGGCTGACGTAGGTAATGCGATCGAAGTGCGGTGGACTAAGTACGTTGCCGGCCAATTGATCGTCCATGAATACGACAGACCAAACGACATTGCAGTGCTAGTCACTGGTCAATCGCCCCACTACTTCATTGCAGGGTGGATTCCCATTGCAATGGCGCAGCGCCCAAAGTATCGCCACAGTAAGCAACCAAACTGGTGGGTCACGCAAATCAATCTTCAGCCAATCGAGAATTTAAGGAAATCCAACTATGGACAAAGTGCAATTTGAATGTCGCAAATGCAAGAAGATTACGGTGCAGCTGATTCACAAAATAACGGACAACTTGCCCGAAGGTGTGGAAGTAATCCAATGCACGAAGTGCGAAGTCATGGGGGTTGCGCAGATAGGGACTTCAAATGCCAATCTATGAGTTTGAATGCACGGTGTGCAAAATCCGTGTTGAAGTGGATAAGTCAATCCATGAGGAACGACAGGCACAATGTTGCGGACAATCAATGAACCGTATCTATTCAGCGCCAGGCATTTCCTTCAAAGGCGAAGGCTGGGGACATCAATGAAAAGGAAAATAAAAAGGGGCTATCACGTCACTTGTTTTGACTGCAACAAATACTATTGTTTGGCATCACAAAGCGATCAAGTTTGGGTATCTGCTGGACATCATGAATGTGGCAAAGTTATGTCATTTGGTCGTTCGGAATGTGATTCTATGTGCTTGCTAAGTGATGAGGACAAATGAATAGTTATCCACAGAAGTTATACACAGGGTGCAAAAGGTTGTGGGACACGCCCAACGCCATGCGTAAGTTATTCATTTACTTGACAGGCGCGGTACGATCTAATCGCTTGAAGCGCGCCGCTGAGGCGGTGAGCGCGCGAGGGCGAATCGATCTAATGGGCAAGGTTTATGCCATAACGGCAGTGCTTTCAATAACGGGCATACCAGCAGCTGAATCAGCAAACTATTCGATAGATCATTTAAAACTTTATGCACATTCAAGAATCCTGGATTATAAAGAATTCCAGTGCTTCAATAAGATCATCACAAAAGAATCACGTTGGTCATACACTGCACGCAATGGCAGTCATTTCGGCTTAGGGCAAATGAGATCGAAGCACTACCGTGACCTTGACCCATTCAGACAGATCGACGCTTCATTGCGATACATAACAAACCGTTACCAAACACCATGCAAGGCATGGGCATTTCATCAGGAAAGGAATTACTACTGATGAGCAGTGCATTGAAAGACAATGGTTCAACATCTAAGTGGCGAAAGATTCGTCAACGTATCCTTCAACGTGACGGTTATACTTGCCAGCATTGTGGTGGTGAAGCCAATTCAGTCGATCACATAGTGCCACGTGCCTTGAACGGTAGTGACGAAGAGTGGAATCTTCAATCGTTGTGCACACCATGCAATTCAAGCAAGGGGGGTAGGTTTTTTAGCACGCCTAAGACACTTCCGACCCTTCCTGGATTAGTTTCCCCCCAAAACGAATCGAAATCCCATGAAAACGACTGAGAAGCCCTCAGAAGGCTTAGGAAGCCCCTTAGAAGGCACGAACAGGGCTGAAACGGTTTTAGGTAGGGACACAGACCTACAAATCCCGCTAATCGGCGTACAAACCCCCCGAATTCACACGCCATTGAACGATTTACCTTCACGCGGGGGTGAATTGATCGACTTAGCCACTGACCTGGGTATCGATCTTATGGAATGGCAGAAATTCGCGCTTATTCACACCCACAAAATCAAGCCTGACGGGCGGTGGGCTTCACCAGTCAACACAATCGTGGTTGCACGCCAAAACGGAAAATCATTCTTGCAGCTGATCAGAATTTTGGGCGGTCTTTTCTTATGGGACGAAAAACTGCAAATCGGTTCGGCGCACCGCTTGTCAACGTCGTTGGAACAATTCAGGGCAATGGTTCAAATGATCGAAGGCAACGACAACCTGAGAAAACAGGTCAAGAAGATTCGCTGGCAACACGGCGGTGAAGAAATTGAGACGTTAGCGGGAAATCGATTCATAGTCCGCGCAGGGGGTTCGGCTGCCCGTGGTGTTTCCAGACCTTCAACCATTCACCTAGACGAATTACGCGAAATGAACGACATTGAATCGTTTGCGTCGCTTAGATACACGCTTATGGCTGCGGCGAATCCTATGGTCATGGCGTACACAAACGCGGGCGATTCCAGCAGCGTCGTGTTGAACCAGTTTCGAGATCGTGCCCTGGCTTCCATTGCAGGGGTCGAAGATGACATTGGCTATTTTGAATGGTCAGCACCAACCGACGAAATCAGCGTGGAAAACGCACGGCACGCCAATCCTTCAATGGGGACACTCATTCACGCGGACAACGTGCGAAGCGTTTTGAACGACCCCCCTGACGTGGTCATGACCGAAGTTTTGTGCCGCTGGGTCGTTGCGATCAATAGCGCAGTCGACGCGGCTTCCTGGGGCAATTGCCTGGATAAGACCGTCGACTTGGACATTGACAAATTGACCTGGTTGGCGATCGATCTTTCGCCGTGCAGAAAATTTGCTTCACTTGTTGGGGCGCAGAAAATTGGCGGGGAACAATTTGTCGTGAAGTTACTGCATACCTGGCAAAACGACTTGCAGCTGGACGACAAAGCAATTGCAAACGACCTGGCAGATTATGCGCGAAAGTATCCAACCGAATACGTGCTTTACAGTCGCAAAACCAGTGCAGCCGTAGCCGCCCGCCTTTCACCCGCTGGAATTCCCGTTTTCGACATGGACGGGGCTTATGCGCAGGCATGCGACGAAATGTTGTCGGCAATCAATTCAGGGCGTTTGAAACACCGTGGTCAGGCACAATTGTCTGAAGAAGTTTTGGCAGCGGTGCAATTGCGTCGTGGTGACGGCGGTTGGGTTATTGGGCGAAGGGCTTCACAGTCGGTCGTTTGCGGTGCGGTGGCAGTTGCACTTGCGACACACTTCGCGACACGCCCAGAGAATGATCTTGACATCATGGTCGGGTGATCGTATAAGCCTGACACAATTCGGGCATGGGTTTATTTGATCTATTTGTGCCAAAGGTTGCGGCTGCCGTTCCAGCTGCGCCTTTGGACGTTGACGCTTCACTTGCACCATACTTCACTGAAAATAATAATTTTTTCCTTTACGG